CCCCAGAATGCGAGCTTTTGAGCTCCTACCGTTCCGATCTGCGATCCTGTGTTGTCGCCTATTTCCATGTTCACTCCGTCGGCCATATTCATCGTGCTGCCTGATGTCATGTTGAAGGTAGTTACTGTGTTGATTGTTGTTCCGTTGATTGTTGTTCCGTTGATTGTTGTTCCTGTGAGTGTCGTAACATCTGCAGTAGTTGCTAATAATTCTTTGACTGCGATTGCTTGAAAAACTGTAGCTGCCATTATGCCGTGATCAAGCCTAGAGTAACGAGGGCCGCGTGGATGCCGGCCGCTGAAACTGCGACTCCTGTTAATTGAGCTGTGGGCGTTGCCCCATAGAATCCGAGTGTTGAATTAGCATCCTTCCCAATTTTTGAATTTCCTGATATTAATTCTTTAACTGCGATTGCCTGAAAAATAGTTGCTCCCATTTTTATGCCGCCCTCGCTAGTTTGAATACTGATGCCTGGCCATTCCCATGCGGCACGATCATGATCGTGGCTGTTTCTGCCCCTGCAGTGGCCGCTCCGACGTTTAGCGTGTTTAATTCATTAAGAAAAGAAGCATCAGTAAGAGTCCCTGTGATCTCGAGTGTTGCAGTAATATCGCCTGTGGCCATTCTCATTAAGCCTCCTGAGGCTCAGATGTGCCCTCTAGTAGTGCGATTAGATCAGCGTTGGTCGTTGCGTCGCTCCTGTCGATTCCCTGGGCGTCACAGGCTGCTTCTAGCTCGGCTTTAGTCATAGATGAATAGCTTTTTGCGACTGGAGCTGGCTTGATTGATTCAAAATAAAATTCGATGTCAGCCATACATCCTTCACTCGCCTCGATGTTCTCCTTTGCGTAATCACTGAGTCCTCTCAATCTATCCCATTTCTTTCCTCGTGCGATTTTTCCAGCTATACTCATTTTAAACTTGTGTCCCCGTCACTGTATAAAGGCCCTGTGGATCTGTGATCTGAATGTGGCCGATCTCCCAGGATCGAACAGTCACACTGATACCTTCATCTTCTTTAGTTTTAGTAGTAAGAGCTTTAACGCTTTGCCATGTAGCTGCAACATTACCGACGACGATCATTGCTTCGTCAGCAGTTACGGAAGTAGAAACGATGATCTTCATGTTTAGAACTTGACCAACAACACCATTCGAGACAACGTCTGCAGTCTTGAAGGATGGGTTTTTGATTACCCTGTCGTCTCTCTGAAGGCTTCCGTAGTCCTTTGGAGATAGTAACAAATAAGTGTTAACTCGTGGATCGTAGTTGTTCGCACTGATTGCAGCCTGGCCGATAACTAGATCACCGATCGAGTCCCGGTTTGCGACTGTCGCAGAGTTCCAAGCATCAGCAGCAGCAACAACTCCAGAAGTCCCCGTCGCTGCGGTTAGCTGTGTGTAAATGTAAAGATCCTTTGCGTCAGCAATAGCCTGAGCAACTTTGAAGATCGTTCTTTTCTGAACTCTGATTGAGGCCATCAATTCATCCTCAATATAAACAATTCCATCGTTCCCGAATTTTCGGTTTGTTCCGGACACTTCTGTCCAGTTTGGATAAACTTGAGGGAAATTTGCTCCCTTCGCGACGTTCGAGTTGTCACGGTTTCCGGCAGCTGTCAAAGATGCAGCATCCTCTCTGAAGTATTTTTCAGTAAAATCGCTTGATCCGGCCTTTGCTAGAATTTGGCCCAGTTTGAATAATTTGTTTGAGTAGCCTTTGACGGCCATAGCTGTGTTAGTGCCCTGTAATGCTGTGTCGCCTGTCTGGACCATTTTAAAGATTCATTAAGACGGCCCCCGATCCGCCTGCAGCCACAGTCTCCTGAGCTTTTCCTAGAACTTCTGAGAATCCTTCCACTGTGTCGTCGTCAGCTGGAGCAACAGTGTTCGCTGCTGTGATCTTGACCGCTTCTCCAAGAACCATCGAGCCAGTAGTAGCAGTAGCAGTCACGTCGATAACGGCGTGAGTGATAAGTGCGATTTTGGTTATTCCGTCGTCAGCAGTTTTCGCAGCTCCAACAACACCAGCGATATAATCTCCATCAGCAGTAGCCGGAGCCGCAACTTGAGGAGAGCTAGAAATTTTCATTATTGTTCCGAAAGGTAAAGCGGTTCCATCAGCGACGTCATACTCAACAGGATCTCCCTTATTTCCCAAGAGGGTTATGATTGATACTTCGTTAGCCATGCATCAACTAGAAAAACAATCTTTTTAAAACTTTCGCTAATCGGTATACCGAATAACTTTGACCATCCACTCCTGAACTCCATCGGCGCCTCCTACTAAAAAAGAGGCGGTGTGGGGTTACCCCTCTTGAGAAATTTAAAAAATAAAAATAAAATTTGGTTTACCTTCGAGGATTAATCCTCTTCAGTTGTTTCAGATGTTTCGTCTTCAGCCATTATAATTTTTTCTCCGCAGGTTTTGCCTTAGGTAGCTTCTTAAGCTCCTTTTCAAAGCCTTCCAAAACGATCTCGTGAATTGCGATCGACTCTTTGCTCGATTTGATTGCAGCTTTAGTCCCTACGATCTCACGCTCCAAAATTTCTCTAGATAAATCCATCGTCCTTCATTGGATTAGCCTCGCCATTCTCAAGTTTGTCGACGTAGTCCGCAGCCTTCTCGTCCTCTGTTCGAGTGTCTTCCTTTGGCTTTGCTGGGCCCGATCCTGCTTCTGAGGATCCTCCTAGTTTTCTCCTGACCTCTGCTGCTTCGGCTCGATCATTCTCAACCTTTTGGGCGGCAGTGGCCTTTTCAATCCTTTCAGCTGCAGCGTTTGCGTCGACAATCGATTGAGGTGCTGCAGGCTCATTCCCCGCATCAGCGTCCCCTTCTGCATTCTTTGCTGCTGCTTCTTCCGCTGCTTTTTCTGCATCTTCTTTTTCTTTCAACAATTCTTCTTCAGTTTTCTCCATGTTGTTACCTCCTTTCAGTAGTTAAAATATGAGTGTTGTTAAGTTTAGTTTCTTTGTTGGGTTCTGATTGTGGATTTTAGCTCTGAGATTGTCTGATAATATTTGAGATACTTTGGATAGTTTGTGTGCATCTTCTTTTTCTTTCAACAATTCTTCTTCAGTTTTCTCCATGTTGTTCCTCCTTTCAGTAGTTAAAATATAAGTGTTGTAAAGTTTAGTTTCTTTGTTGGCGTCGCTGTTAGCTTATAGTGCCTTCCTAATTCCGTGAGGACGTAACCAGTGAAGAATACGACAACCGGCTTGAATAATTCCCATGTCAGCGTCCCTGTTGCCCACGTTGAGACAAACATTAAGCCCGCCAAAATAAATCCGTTTCTGATTACCTTTCCCCAAAATAGCAATTCTTTTCTCATCGCTTTCCTTTGATTTTAACTTTAGTTTCATTAGGCTTCACCGCTCCGGACTGAGAATCTTTGGCCTCGTCTTTGATCAGATCTCCTTCGATCGGTGTTGGGAATTCTAGTTCGACTTTTAGGCCGAGCTGCGTTCTGAAGTTGTCGACGATCCAGGCCTGATCGAATCTGACTGATTGCTCATATCCCAGGAAGACAACTTTTGCGGAGGCCTCATTTGCTCCCTTCGTAGTTCCCACAATCACGGCCGGCGTGTTTGTTCCCTGGTAAAAATAATCTGTTAGATCCTGGATGTATGGAAGTGGATCCAGCGTCGAGAATTGAGGGACTGAGACTCGAGTTGCTTCAGCTGCCCCTTTTGGAATGTAAATGTTTTCGGAGTTTGCGACTGTCTTGTCTGCCTTTCTTTTGAACGCTGCGATCTTTGTTGTGTTGTCCGTGTCGAGCTGCCAGATCCAAAGAGGCTTCACATATCGATGGAAAACTGTTCGCTGATCAGCCATCGCTTCAGCCCTGGCGTCGATGATTCCTTCGATTGCTGGGATCACAGAAGTTCCGTGCATCTCATCAGCGAATCTGTCTTTAGGTAAATGAAACATATTCTCAACTTTGATCACTTTGTTTTTCTGACCTTCAGTTTTTGAGATCTGCTCGTAGTGCTCCAGCATCCCCTGGCTATTAACTCCGATCTCGATGCTCGCAGGATCCAGAGGTTTGATGTTGATCGGCTTCCCTGGACTCACGAATCCAAACCATTGCAGGAGCTTTCGGAATTTGCCGCCCTTCCTGATGATCTCTGCGAAGAAGTCTCCTCCGGCATAAGATACCATGATCATGTTTTGGACTAGAGTGTTTGCTGTGTCTTTTCCGTAGCCTCTCCATCCATCGATGATTTCTTTGTCTTCACCTTCGGCGATCAATCCCTTCCCGACAACCCAGATCGCTCTCGTTCTGATTGTGGATTTTAGCTCTGAGATTGTCTGATAATATTTGAGATACTTTGGATAGTTTGTGTTTTGGTATGTTGTTCTTTTCTGATCTGAAGGCCCATCTGTCGACGCTGTTCCTACGTCGAAGTCCTCGACTGTGCCTGATAAATTGCTGACTTCTGCTGATCCGATATCTGGGGCCATTATGCTCCTGTCGTTCCTTTTATTTCATCCATTATAATTCCTGGGCTCCTAACCATTCAGCGAGAGGTAGGCTCTCGACGATGTAGCTGAGTTTCATTTTGATCTGTCCGTTGCTTGCCTGGCCTGCTGCGGTTCCCACGACTCCCTCTGAGACATTGAATTTTATCGAATCTCCGACGGTGAATTTGTCTAGTCCGAAAATATAAACCCATGTGTCGTAAACTTTTTGGTTGATTGTGTGGCCTGATTTTGATGCTAGTGTTGTTGCTTTTGTTACGTTTGTTAGCTCCCAGCTGTAATCATCATTTGCTCCGCTCCGGTTGTAGATTCCCACTTCTGCTTTTAGTCCGATTACCGAAAATTTTGGATCCAAAATCGAGGCGATTAATGTGATGAAGTCCGGAGCGATTGCTGTGTCGAGTGTGAATCCTTCAGTATAATTTTTAGGAAAGATCACCTCCCAAAGTGGGAAAACACCGACGACGTTTTCTGTTCCTCCTAGCACCCCTCTCTCCACTTTCGACTCTCCATCCGCTTCCCTTATTGGGCTCTTATGCCCTGGCAAATCTAGACTCATGATGATACCCCCATGAAATCCTGGACAGAAGGATCCTCCAGCAATTTTCTAATTTCGTTCATTCTGAAAATGTGGATATTTATCATATCTTCAGCCTCTACCCTCGACGTGTAGCCCGCCATATTGTAAAGGATCAAAGTCATGCCGGCATATCTTGCCGCCCACTCTGAAAACATTTGCTGATAGATTGTGTTTAGAAATCCCCAGTTTGTCACGATGTCATACTTCACAAGATTGCATAAATAGGCCTCGGCCTGTGCAGCAAGATCATTATGGTTGGCTTCTGTGTCTCCGGTTGCATCCACGTTTTCTCCAGCCATCAGTGCTATTTGGGCCTCTGTGACGATTATTCCTGTATATGCCATTGTTTTGTTAGTGTTTTGTTTTATTTAAATTTATCTAGTATATGTAGATCTCCAGGCCGTCATCATCCTTCGCCAGTTGTGCGGCCCTTTTTATCCCTTCTACAATATGAGTATCTCTCCCTGAAATTTTGATCTTCCATAGTCCGTGAGCGTCCTGCACTCGATCCCACCTCACTGATCTGAATGATGCCTTGATGTCATCCCTATTGAATAAGTGAAGCTCCCCTCTCGCCCCCATCGCTCTCAAGTTATCGTGCATATCTTCGTTATATAATCTTTGCTTTCCCTCGTCGCTGTCTGTCGAGATTGTTCTGTTGTTCATGGCAATAATTCTTCTTTTCATATCATCAATTTTAAGCAGATGATCAAGAATTGAGACTCCTAGGGTCCCTGCTCCCGCGTCAATCCCTGAGAGTTTGCATTCCCATTTTCGAGTGTATTCCAT